GGCAAATAGCAATACAAAGAAACAAGTACATGTAAGCCCAGGTATTTATTTCACTGAAAGTGAAATTCAAGTAGCTACAAAATCCTTGGGTATTACTAATTTAGGTGTTGCCGGAGAGACATTAAAAGGTCCTGCATTTCAACCAATTGACATTACAAGTTGGTCGCAGTACCAAAGTTTTTTCGGTGGTACAAGTACGGAAAAATTTAAAGGAAGCCAATATCCTAAATACGAATTACCGTATATTGCAAAGACATATCTTGAAGAGTCCCAAAACTTAAAAGTTTGTCGTGTTCTTGGATTATCAGGTGTTAATGCAGGTCCTGCATGGGTTATTACCGCATGGAAAAAAGATGACGAAGATGCAACATACACAGAAGATAAACCTATGGTCGTAGCAGTTTTACGTTCAAGAGGTGAACATAAAAAAGCGGCTTATTTGGGTGAAAAAGACCCAGACCACGGTATCTGTGAAGACCGTTATGAATATGATAAGTTGTTCTATTATGCAAAGAGTGTAAGAATCGTTCAAGTAAATAGAATAGAATTAAACGGTAGTTGCGACAAAACCCAAAGTGAAACACCTGTTGAGATGGATATTAATGTTAATAATTATGGTGTATTCGGACTTGAAGTAACGTTATATAATGATTCAGTAAAAACATACGCTGTTTCATTTAATCCTAATGAGAAAAATTACATCTATAATGTAATTGGTGGAAATCCTGAAATTGGAGATGCTGAGATTTACGTTGAAGAATTGTATGACATTGCATTACAGCAACTTATTGAAAGAAAAGAACTGAATACACTTGGTGGTGAAAGAGACCTTCCATCATTTGAAGTAGCGCGTCTTGTCCCAGAACATTCCGTAGTGACTGATATACTTACTGAGGATGAAAGTACATTAAGAAGAAAAGATGTAGGTAAGCGTTTCCTCTTTGGAGAAGACTTTTCTGTAAATGCTGAAACAGGTAATAAATTACAAGTACACGTTTTACAATCTGATGGTGTCACATGGAATCCTGAACCAGGACAAGAAGGGCATATTTATACAGTTGTTGCATTTACAACAGGTGAAGGCGTAAGAGAATACTACTATGGTGAAGATAGCCAAAAAGTAGAAAAACTTGGCGAGCCTACTGTTGAAGAAGGAACAGAAACTGTCGGTGAATGTGTCTATAATAATACTGACGGAAACTATTATATCATGAAAGATGAAAAAATAACACCCGTCACATTGGATATGAATAACTATAAAGAACAATATAGATTTGCTTCCACACCTTGGATTGTTTCAGAATTGAAAGGCGCAGCAAATAATATTGAATTAACAAAACTGTTCCGTTTCCATACAATTTCAGACGGTAATAGCGCAAACTATGAAGTTAAAGTGTCTATTGAAAATATTGACCCAACTAATGGCACATTTGACGTTATTATTCGTGACTTTAACGATACAGATTATAGCACTGTCGTCCTTGAAAGATATAAGAATGTTAACCTTATTCCGGGTTCTCCAAATTATATTGCACTTAAAATAGGCTCATTTGACGAAAAATATGAAACTAAGTCTAGATACGTAACCGTAGAAGTAAATGAAACAGATAAAACAAAGGTATCTGTTCCAGCCGGTTTCTTAGGATTCCCTGTAAGAGACTATGAAGGTACACTTCCTGACGCATCTGAACCAAACATAACATTACAAAAGCCGTTCTTGCAATATAATACAAACGCATATGACGATATCCGAATTAAAAAACAATATTTCGGTATGTCAGACCTCGTTGGTATTGACGAAGACGTACTCAAATATAAAGGTGTTGAGGCTTATAACGGACGTCCAAACGGACTTACTCCTTCTTTCCACCTTGATTCACGTATCCTTGAAGGCAAGCCCGATAAAGATGGTAAGGTAATCAAAGACGGTATTACACAAACTGTTACTGTTGACGGTGAAAAAGGTTATGAATGGGTAACAGTTAATAAAGATAATACAATCGGTAACTTTAACGTTGAACCACGTATAGGTAACGATGAACTTATGATTGACAGTATCTACGAAGATATACGTTGGCGTAAATTTACAGTTTGCTTCTATGGCGGTTTCGACGGATGGGACTATTATAGAACAAGCAGAAGTAACACTGACGACTTCAAATACCAAAAATATCGCGGTAACATAAATAAATTCAGTGGTGAGGGCGCAAACTTCTCAGTAATTTCTAATCCAGAAAGTTATAACTTCGATAAGGCTGAAAAAGCAATTACATCAGACTGGTACGCTTATTTGTCCGCTATCAGACAATTCGCAAATCCAAAAGAAACTGATATTAATGTACTTGCAACACCCGGTATAGACTACGTAAACAATAAATTACTCGTTGACGAAGTTATTGAAATGGTTGAGGACGAAAGAGCCGACAGTATTTATGTCGTAACAACTCCTGATAAACCATTTGGTGCTGACGATAATAAATATGAAATGTATACGGCAGAAGAAGCCATCGATAACCTTGATGATAGCGAAATTGATAGCAATTGGGCTTGTACATATTATCCTTGGATTAAATACTATGATAGCGCAAATAACCAATATATCTATTTGCCGCCAACAAAGGACGTGGTTAAAAACTTCGCTTATACAGATAATGTAGCCGCTCCTTGGTATGCAGCAGCAGGTTGGAATCGCGGTCTTTCCGACGGTATTAAATCTAAGAAAAATCTTGTACTTGCAGAACAAGACGAACTCTATAGTGGAAGAATTAACTTTATCAATAATTTTGCCGATGAAGGCATGAGAATTTGGGGTGATAAGAACTTGCAAATCGCAGAAAGTAACGCACATATGAATAGAATATCTAAGAGACGTTGCTTAATCCGTTTGAGAAAATTAATTTCAATCGCTTGTATTGGACTTGTATTCGACCCGAATGACCCAACATGTATCGCTTCATTCAGAAGCGCCGTACAGCCAATTCTCGACGACTTCATTTCAAAAAGAGCATTAATTGATGCAAAACTTGTTATTGATGATTCTGAAGAATCAAGAGATAAACTTGAAATCAATGCTCAAATTTATTTGAAGTTTATGCCAAATGTTGAATATATAAACATAGGCCTTATAGCCACGCCGCAAGGAGTTAGTTTCGACGATATTTAATTGATAATCAATTACTTACATAAAAGAGTGAAAAAAAAATTCACTCTTTTTTTTGTAATGACATATAAGTTGGCACAAACTGACATTCCCTTGTGATATTTATTATTAAAATACTGCATTAAATGTATATAAAAAACAATATGAAGAAAATAACAAGATTAGCAGAGAGTGACCTTCACAGAATCGTGAAGGATGTTGTGCGTAATATTTTGGCTGAATCATATAAAGGCATTCTTGATAACAATAGAGAAGATGAATTATCAAAAGAAGCATTGAGAAACGGTTTCAACTATATTGCCTATCATAATACCGACAATGATAACTTGTTATTTTTTGATGTTAGAACAAGTGGTATACACTTTGGTTCAAGAAGGGCAGCAGAAGATAGAGGGATGGTGAGAGATAAAGAAACTTATACCAACGAGTATTTCTTAAAAATTGTAAATCCTTATGTTATAGAGAAAGACTTTGATTGGGAGCATCAATCCATTGATACTGAATTTATGGATGATGAAGAGTATGATGAATGGAGAAAAAAATATGACCCATCGTATTATCTGTCAACCAAAGGTTTTAAGGAAATGGTTTATGATAAAGACGGAAATATCCTTTATGGAAGAACCATTGAAGAAATGCTATCTGATAAAGGATACGATTGTATAATTTATAAAAACCAAAAGGAGGATATTGGAAATTACTCTGTATGTATGTTCAATCCGAATAATATAAAACTTGCATCAATAACGTATGATGACAATGGTAATGAAATACCATTGGAAAAAAGGTTTAATACTTCTACTGATGATGTACGGTATTAGTGTTTCTCCATATAGTTTGAAAAACTTGTTTTTAAATAAATCAGCGTTAAAAGATATATTCGAATAATTTTGTTAAAAAACAAACTATTTATTATTATAATAAAAGTACTTTTATAAAATTATAAAATTATGACAAGAAGAAGAGATAATTTTTCAGCAATCAATGAAATGCGAAATAATTTGGGTAAAATTAAAAAACTAACATTGGAAAGTTACATTATGCCGGAAAAAGATTCTTTTGAAGAAGAAGAAATGGGTGATAATGAAAATTTTGAGACAAGAGTGCCAAATGATATGAGCAACATTGAAAAGGAACTTATTGAAATAAGGAAAATCGCATTAAGTGTTATTAATCGTCTTGCCGACCAAACAAGTTCTGAAAGCTATGATACAATGAAACGTATTTGGTCTTTGGTTGATAAAGCAATTGAAAGCAAAAACACAGAAGGTAAAAATAATAACTTTGGAAATGCTTAACTATATGAAAAAAGTTATAAAACTAAAAGAAAGTGAATTAAAACGGATGATTAGTGAAACAGTCAGACGAATTTTGAAAGAAGAAGTTGATACAGGACAAGTTCCGTCTGCAAGTGAAAAACGTTCTACTTCGCCTTCAGCACCTGATATAAGAAAGAAAATTCGCGCATTACGTAATAAAATAGATGACTATAACGAAGAAGGAAAGGACACTTCTGAGTTAAGAAAACAGATTGACAAATTGAAAAAAGAAGCCGGTTTTTGTGAAAGTGCTAACAGAATGAAGACTATTATTTGTGAATCAATTAAGAAAGTCTTGAATGAAAAATGGTATCCCGAAGATGACGATGATATTTCGGATTATTCATTTGGCATGATAGCCAAATTAACCACAAGAAATGATTTTGAACTTGACGAAGAAACAATTGCAAAATTGGAAAGTATACAAGATGAAAACATTGACTATGGAGATTCCTATGTGAGTGTAATGATTAGAAATGTTACTATTTCTTGTGACCAATATGGATACTGTTCACCAACAATTGAATGTGCTGTTTCAGCACCAGATATGCCAATTCATGAAATTGAACAAGAAGTTGAGGAAATTTTATGGTATTGGTTTGAAGAAAAAACTGGACAACGTTTAGCTAGCGGCTTTGAATGGGAGAGCGAAGATACTGTTTTTGATAGAAGAAACAAAAATATATAAGATATGTATAAAAAATAGTTTAAAATTATAAAAACATAGTATTTATATATAAATAAAATAAAAAAATAAAAATTATTACATATGTCTGATTTACTTTTGAAGGCCCCATTGGATTATGAACCATTGAGAAAAAATAGATTCCTTCTTAGATTTCCATCTGATTTAGGTATACAAGAATGGTGGGTTAGTAATGCCGGAAGACCTACAATAAATAATAATGCAACAGAAATACCGTTTATTAACACTTCAACATGGGTGGTTGGTCGCTATACTTGGGAAGAAATTAATGTCACATTAAGAGACCCAATCGGCCCTTCAGCGTCACAAGCCGTTATGGAATGGGTTCGCCTTGAAAGTGAAAGTGTGACGGGTAGACAAGGTTATGCAGCTTCATATAAACGAGACCTTGTTCTTGAGATGCTTGACCCAACAGGTACGGCAATTAGTCAATGGGTTGTTAAAAATGCTTTCCCAACAACTGTTAACTTTGGTGACTTAAGTTATGACGATGATGCACTTGCAACAATTGACATCACACTTCGTCCTGACTATTGTATTCTTAGTTTCTAAAGAATTTTTGTTTTGTAACAATATTGGCAATAAATTTTCTTTATTGCCTTTTTTGTTATGTTAAAACAAAGTGACTGTATTTTTATTTGAAAAATATGAAATTTGGCTATAACATTAAAAGAAAAAGAACTTTTAAAAAGAATAAATGAAGCAAGTAACGCCAAAAAAGATTAAAGTTAAAAAGAAAAAAGAAAAAAAGGCAGAAAAAAAGGAAGTAAAATACGGTACTTCTAAGTTAGAAAGAGATTTTGCAAAAGAATTTCTTGATAATAATGATATTGTCTATATATATCAATATGAAGCCAAAGAAATTGGACGTTTTTTTGATTTTGCCGTTACTTGTTACCGAGATAAAGTATATCTAAAGGAAAATAAAGATGGTATAAATTGTGTTAAACAAGAAGGGCAGTATTTTGATGTGTCATTTTTCATTGAGGTGGACGGTGATTATTGGCACGTAAATCCCGATAAATTTAAAAATAAGGAATTAACGCCTACTCAGAAGCATAATTTATTTGTTGACCGTCAGAAAGACCAATATGCTGCTTTGCGTTGTATACCTTTGGTTAGGATTTGGGAGAATGACATACGTAATAACAAGAAAAAGGTTTTATCTGAATTGCAGAAATATATTGATTTAGGTAAAAAGAAGAAAAAGATAGAAGAAAATCGTAAAAGACCTCATTAAATAAGTTTTTTTTTGAAAAAAAAGTATAATTTTATTAGTTATTATAAAATATTAAATTTACAAGAAAGCGGTTAGACGATGAAGGTAGTTATATATATGCCGTTTGCCAATGGAGATGCTATTAACGGTTTTAAGTATGAAGGTGAAGAACTTACTCCGAAAAAATATGTGAAAATGGAGGAAGATGAATATTATGGTCACTGTAATACTGTTGATGAAATGGTTATTTCAAGTCTTGGCAACAATATGTCTTACAATCCATACGAGAAACGTGTTATTAATGTAAAGAATCAGTCATATGTATTTCACTTATGT